GTATAATGGACTATCGTCGGGTTATTTTCAATCTGAACGGAGACGAGGGGGACTAACTTACCGACAGAGCCTTGATGGATATGAAATAATCTTACCATGCCAAAAAGGAATGAGATATTACATGGCTAATTGTAAGCCACATGAAGAAGCACTATATGATGTTGTTACTCGTAAGGTTGATATGAAAGAATCTAATAAGATGATGAAAGCATACAAAGATAAATTAAACAGTATCAAAGTATGGTTCAGTGCATTAACTGATGAAGACATTAAGAAGTACTTAGACCAATATTATAACGGCGATTCAAAAGAGTTAGTGTCCGAAGAGAAAGAGAATGAAGAATCTGACATCATTACTTGGTTGTGTGGTCTATCTTACCACTTCGATACGCCTAACAGACCAAGCAGTTGGTCATGGGAATGGAGAACAAGAGAGAACGCTGATGCTGAAAAAGAAAGACAGACTTTACTCAATGTTCTTAACAAGACTTATATCCATGCCATGAGAGTCAGGCATGACACATTCAAGAAAGAAACTGTACCTTGTGAGATGAGATATTATCCTGCAACAGTAAACGAACTTACATTTGAATTTAGAAAGGAAGCGTAATGGCAAAAGTAACACATCTTAAAAGATACATTGTAGAAATCGCTCAGTTTCATGAGCCTATTATCGTTATGGCAGAAAACGAAGAAGAAGCTAAGAAGAAAGCGGTCGAAGATAATGTTTGGGAGCCTGTTAGTATAGCAGTGCAGTGTGAAGAATTTGAAGTTGGAAAGGGACACTAATGGATAAAGATATTATATACCCATCTATGTATTCAGACGAGTTGTATGATGACATTGTGAATGAAGACCCAATGGTTAAGAATCTATTAAGGGAACTTAAATCACATTTTGATATGCAAGTCGTTGAAAAGATTGAGATGTATAAAGAACAGTGGACAAACAAACCTAGTTATAAATTTAGTTCTAAAAAATTGATTGGCATGTTTGATAAATACTCTCATTCCACGCCTGATATATATGGCTATGTTATGACAGGAAGCGGTATGCCTGAGTGTATTGCATATAAGAATTTTGTTGCTGGTTTTGGTGAGTTATATAACGTGCATACGAGAGAAGCGATACAAGAACGGGGAGCAACAGGTTATCACATGAAGACTGTATCATCTAAGAAACTTCCGTATGTAATCAAAAAACTAAAAGATAGCAAAAGATTTTTGACACGCAACAGTGGTAGTGGACCTAGAGTTGAGTGTGATGATGCTAGGTATTGGGCAAAGCCAAGTCTTTTGGAGTCTATGATTAGAGCAGATGGACATGAAGCTAAAGAACTTCAGCAAAGAATGGAGTGGTTAGCTAGAGATACTTTATCAAAAATATCAACGCCTAGAACTATACTTAAAATACTATTAGATGGGCATACACCTATTGATAGTAAGAGTAGGGAGATAATCACTCAGGCACTTGACTCTATTGAGAAATTAGAGCATAGTAATAAAACGTGCCTTGAGAAAAAAGAAGTTATTATGTCTAAACCAATAACTTATATAAATGCTACACCCTATGACGGGTTTGTGATAGGCAAAGTACAAAGAAGTAAATCAGATAAAGATGAATACGAAATCGTAAAACAATTTAAGTTATATAAGAACTTACAAGACTATGATGATTATGAAAAAATAATCCCAAGACTTATGATGTATAAGATACAACAAGATAGTAACACAGAAATAGATTCTCAATATACTTACAAAGAATACTTCAACACGAAACTATCAAAATACTTTGAAGAAGATTTAGGTATATTCTATATAGGTAACTACATCAGTGGTAGTGATACGAGTCCGTTTGAAGGTCATACCATAGCAATCACAGAAGAATAGGAGAACTGATTGTTCAATAATTTTGAAACACCTAAAATGTCCCCAATGCCACACCCTCACATACCAAACAAATACATCGTGGCAGTGGCGATTGAAGGTGACGAATATTTAATTTATATGTTTGATAACTTAGTTCGTAAGATTAAGAAAAATAAACTTCCTAGTTTTATGAAAAGTAAACTAACTATGATTAATGCTCTATTGTTAAATAGAATAAAACCTGATAACGAACTGTACGAGCTGGACATCTATGTTCATAATGAACGAGATGGGTTTGAAGATACAGGGTGGAGAGCATCTAAGAATATGTATGCCCTTGTATTTAATTTATATGAAATGGCAGACTTACAAGGAGGATATATTGACGCCTGAGAAAAAAGTTAAGACTAAAGTTAAGCGTGTGTTAGACTTTATGAAAGCCTATCACTTTATGCCTGCAACAGGAGGGTATGGTGCAAGCGGTGTCCCTGACATTATTGCTTGTTGGAAAGGAATGTTTTTTGGTATTGAATGTAAAGCTAACGGCAATAAACCAACGGCTTTGCAAATTAAACACTTGACAGACATACATTATGCAGGCGGGATTAGTATAGTCGTAGACGAAAATAATATCGATGACTTAGAAGAGATAATGAGAAAGGCTAAAAATGAATACAGAGATAAAAGAATCAAATAATGTTGATATGATTAATCACCCACCACACTATACGTCAGGTGGCATTGAGACGATTGATTATATGAAAGCTAAACTAACACCTGATGAATTCATAGGCTATCTACGAGGTAACATTATAAAATATGTATCAAGGATAGGCATGAAAGGAAATGCTCTTGAAGATGCGGGGAAGATTGAATGGTACTCACGAGCATTGAATTCTTATTTAAAGGAGAACATGAATGAGTGATGATATTTTCATGAGAGTTAAAAGTCTTCTTCAAAACCATGTTGAATTACTAAACAAACATAGTCTTGGTAATGAGCATGCCGAAGAAGCACAGGACATCATTGACGAATTAAATTTGTTGATTAAAAACAAAGCGTTCATCGAACATCTTGAAGAAGAGATTGAGGAAGAAGAACGTAAAATGGTTAGTGATGATATCGCAAAAGAAATACTTAATGGAAAGTTTTGTGTTGGAGGAAACTGTGAAGATTGATGACTTTACCCATGAAGTATATGATGGAGAGGAATTAATAAGAAGATATAGATGGACAAAAGACCAAGCTAAATGGTATAGTGAACAACACCCTCACCTTAAAATAGTTAAATTAAAAGTAGAAAGAATATCTGATTATGAATCAGCATTAAAATTAGTAGGAGAATGTTTAGTATGAGTAAAAGAACAAAATGGGAGACAGCATTAACTGAACAAACAATAAAAAAAGAACCTGCATACAAACGAGGTCTCACATACGAAGAGAAAGTAGCTAGAGTAAAGGAAGTACAAGCAAAATACCCAAACGCCACACGACAGAAAATTACGGAGTGGACTGGCTATAAATCTACAATATTAAATGAAATGGAAGCAAACGGTGATATTAAATTACCTCCAAAGAAAAGAACAACAAGCAGAAATACATCTTGGATGAGACAATTAGGTAGATTAAGTGGCTGATGAAATTGATATAGCAAATGAACAAGTACAAAAGGCTCTTGATATGACCATGAGAACCCTTAATACTAAAATTAAAGAGAACGATACAGGAATGTGTGTATGGTGTGGCGAACCTATTAAGGAAAAAGATAAGCGTAGATGGTGCAGTGTAGAATGTAGGGATGAACATGAAAGGCATAGTTAGTCCATGCGTAGAGATATGTAGATACGAAGAGATTAATGGTGAACCTAGATGTATTAGTTGCTTTCGCACTTAAGAAGATTTATCTAACTGGATGTATTTAACAAATGAAGAACGACAAAAAAGAATTAAACAAATTAAGAAAGATAGGAGAGAGTATGAACGTCAGCAAAAAAACAATAAAGATATGGGAAAAGAACCTTAAGCAAGGATATCGATTCTTTCAACCTCATAATGCTATACAACTAACACCAAGAACAGAGCGAGAAGCAAATGCCATTAAAAACTTATGGAAACAAATGCGTGAAGTGCAAAAATCCCGCTAAATACTACGACAAGAAAAAATGGTGGTGCGGATTTACAATGGATGCACACGGATACTGCAAAGCAGAGAAAGAGAGCAAAAATGACAAATGATGAATTTATAGAATCGTTTAAAGAAGCATTAGAAAGACTAGAATTAGAATCAGAAGTTATAATAGTCGGAACAGAAACTAATGCACAAATTTCAATCCCTTCAAGTTGGGGAGCAGAAAAAACGGAAAAGGTATTTAAAGAAGTTCATGAATATATACATAATAAAAATAAACAAATCAGAAAGAAAATGCACTGATGAAAATAACTAAAAAGCAACACGATTATATAATGCAACACCTTCGTAGGATTATAGGGACTAAGGAAAAACCAAATAACTTAACTCGTGACCAGTGGGCATGTATATATCATATTATGATTACTATGGTAGACATACTTGAACCTTTATATAGAGAAAAATTAAAGAAAGCACTAGCAGAATGAATTTAGTTACGCTCGACTTCGAGACGTTCTACGATACAGGGTATAGTCTTTCACGACTAACAACAGAAGAATATATAAGAGACGAACGCTTCCAAGTAATTGGAGTTGGCGTTAAATTAAATGATAAATCAGTGGACTGGTTCTCAGGCTCTCACGAAGAAATTCAAAACGCCCTCAATCAATATGACTGGGATAATTCAATGTTACTCTGTCACAATACATTATTCGACGGAGCAATTCTTGCATGGATATTTAATATCATACCTAAAGGATATTTAGATACTCTTTCTATGGCTCGTGCGATACATGGTGTAGACGCAGGCGGTTCTTTAGCTAAGTTGGCAATTAGATATGAACTAGGTGAAAAAGGTACAGAAGTTATTAATGCAAAAGGCAAACGCTTAGAAGATTTTGAAAGCCATGAACTACGTCAATATGGAGTGTATTGTAAGAACGACGTTAAATTAACTTATGATTTGTTTTTACAGCTATCAATAGGCTTTCCTTTTATTGAACTTGAGTTGATTGATATTACATTACGAATGTATATACAACCCACCTTACGAGTGCATGATGAACTACTGTTAGCTAGACTAGAAGAAGTTAAAGAAGAAAAGAAAAAGCTTTTAGGTGGTCTAATGAAACGATTAGAGTGTGAAGACGAAGAGTGTGTAAGGAAGAAACTAGCTAGTAATAAACAATTTGCTGAGTTACTAGAGGAACTAGGCGTAGAAGTACCTTTAAAAATAAGCCCAACAACAGGCAAAGAAACATTCGCATTAGCTAAGAATGATGTAGGGTTCATAGAGTTAACAGAGCATGAAGATTCATTTATACAAGAACTATGCGGTGTACGTCTTGGTACTAAGTCTACTATGGAAGAAGCAAGAATAGAGAGATTCATAGATATTGGCTCACGCAACAAGGGCCTATTACCTATACCACTAAAATACTACGGCGCACACACAGGCAGATGGGCGGGAGCAGATAAAGTTAACTTTCAAAATTTACCATCACGAGATAAGAAAAAGAAAGCATTAAAAAATGCAGTGCTTCCACCTAAAGGACAGGTAATACTTAATGTTGATTCGTCTCAAATCGAAGCGCGAATACTTGTTTGGTTAGCTGGACAAGAAGATGTAGTTCAACAATTTAGAAATCACGAAGATGTATATTCTAACTTCGCAAGTGTCGTATACAACAAACCAATATCTAAGAGTAATTCAGTTGAAAGGTTTGTTGGTAAGACTTGTACACTAGGATTAGGTTATGGAACAGGGTGGCAGAAACTACAACACACACTTAAGACTCAACCACCGGGGGCAGAACTAGATGACAGGGAATGTCAAAGACTAGTTAAAGTATACCGTGATGTAAATCATAAGGTGATAGATTTATGGAGAGCATGTGATAAAGCACTTGAAAGTATCGCTAATAAACGAGGTGAATATTATTTAGATAAACATGAGACAGTTAAAGTAACACCTGATGGGCTACAATTACCAAACGGACTTTATATCTACTATCCTAATTTAAGATGGGATACATCTGAGTCAAGAGGTAGATATGTTTATAGGTCTCGACGTGGTGATGTAAGTATATGGGGTGGGTCTGTAGTAGAGAATATAGTTCAAGGTCTAGCTAGGATTGTTATTGGTGAACAAATGATAGAAATAAATAAAAAATATAGACCTATACTGACAGTGCATGATGCAGTTGTATGCACTGCACCCGAAGAAGAAAAAGAAGAAGCATTAAAATTTATTATGAATGAGATGACCAAACCTCCTGTGTGGGGTAAAGACTTACCGATTGCATGTGAAGGAGGGTATGCAGATAACTATGGGGACTGTTAATTTTAGTGTATATGATTTAGATTACAACAAGGATAAAGTTGTATCTAATATATTTAAACTTCAAGATATGTGGGTATCTCGTTCTAATGATTTTCCTTTCTTTACTCTGGGACGAAGCGCATACTTAGATGGTAAAACTCCTGAGTATAAAAAGATGCAAAAAGGAATGAACGAACTTTTGTACAATAACTTTAAAGAATTATATAATAGTGTATTAAATGTATTACAAAATAAACTAAATGAAAAAGTATACCTACCAAAAGATTTATGCTACCCAGGGTTTCATATATTTCCATCAGATGAGAAAC